TGAGTCTGTATCCTGCTTTCTTCTTCACGAGCCGCCTTAAGCTCTTCCCATTTTTGTATAATATTATCTTCAGCTACAATCTCTTGATAATTACTTTGTGGGAATAAGTTAAATGTATCCCTAGTATTTACACATTTAGGCGGTATCCTTTTTTCTATATGGTTATGCCAGAAGTTACATGCAATTTTAATAAGCTTTTCCTCTAGCTCCTTATTTCGCACGTACGTATAAATTCTAAAATCTTGACCACCTATTAAAACTGCTATATCAACCTTGGGGACATCACAGATTGCGGCATAGTAAGCTACTTGCACCAAATAACTTTCGGGGATTTGGTCAGTGCCTGATTCGCCCCACTCTTTAGCCTTGGTAAAACCAGCAGTTTTGCATTCCAAAACATACTCTCTATCACCTACCCATCGATCAATATTTGCTGCTAAAAACTTGTATTCAGAATGGTAAATTGGGCCATCTGCTATTTTTAAAAAATAACCAGTATCTTCACTGTAAGCCTCAGCAACAGCTTCCTCCAAAAGATTGCCCCATCTCATCGCAGAGTTGGTTTCCTCGTTGATATTATCGCTGGTTTTATCTAAGTATACGTCAAGAGCAGTCCTATAAGGATTAAGTCCTGCTATAGCACCTAAATCACTGCCACCCAAGTAATTCTTACGCTCTCTTAACCACTCTTGTTTGCCTTGCATATGAATAACCTCTTAACTTTTTTCTTTTCTTTTTAGTTCTAAACACTGACCCTTTAGATGAAAGGACTAACTCTGAAATATAATCTATACAATCTTTTACTGCTTGCTCCTTATCTATGCTAGTAACCCATGCCTTCTTAGAGTTGTCATAACTTATATCCCGAACATAATGTTTTAAAATTATTATCAACTCTTTTAAGATATAAATAGCTATCTGATTTTGTTCTAAAACTTTATAAAAAATACACTGTCTTATATTTAATTTTCTAAGGTCTATCTCAATAGGATTACCATAGTAAGTAATAACAGGATAAACAGGAGGATATCTAAATGCTGTTTTCATTACTTAAGTATTTCTTTATTTATGTAATTCTTTAGTTCTTTGTTTAATAAAACAAATTTTAACTTATTTAAAAGTTCATCTACTAAACGAGCATTTGGATTGCTCGCAACATGCTCTTTATAGCTATCCTCTTGCCTTTTTACGTGTTGCCTGCTTTTCCATTCGTTGTAATATAGGTTTTCCATGTCTACATTCATATAACTACCATTATTTCTTTATTTATAACTTTCTGTATTCCTATAAATATTTTTTTAAATTCTCAAATGTTTCTAATGTTTCTTTTTCAATTACAAGAAGATTATTTTCATTAAACGACTCAATAAATTGTAATAATAAATCACAAAAAGTTTTCGGAACTACCACCCATCGATTGTTAGTTTGAGACTTAAGCCACATTGACAATTCGTGAGTATCTACACCATCAATTTTAGTAAATAGTAACCTCATAAACTCTTCTTTCGGAATAAAATGATCTTTTATAATAGTCATATCAAACCTCTACCCCTCTTGATTGTGAATAGTAAGAGCGTAAAGACTGATCATGCACATAAGCATTATGCTCAGCTTCTTCTATTTCCTGCTCTAAAGCCAGCACATCATATTCGCTAGCATCCCAATCTATACAATAGTCTTTTGCGCGCTCGAGTAAATACTCATATTTATCAATATCAACCATTAGCTGGTAATAATTATCGCCGTAGCTTTCATAAGGGATGTTATAGAGATTTGCTCTCTCTATCTGCTGCTCTCTAAATGCTTCTCTTGCTCTCTCGCCGATCCTAGCAAATGTATCCCGAGCTGACTGTGATAATTCCACAGGCTCACTTTTAGACTCATGAAATTTTGGTGTTTCGGTTATGTTGTCAGGGAGTTGCTCTATTATTTTGTCTAAGGCTTCTTTAGCCTTTTTTCTTTCTTCGGAAATTCTAATAGCTTCTTTCTTAGCTTCTAAATTCTTTAAAATTTGCAAAGCTTCCTTCGGTGAGATCAATATTTGCCTCAAAGCTTCCTGAGCCTTAGTAACGCTGATTTCTTCTAAAGTTGCCATGGTAGGTTCGTAATTATGATATCTTTTATCAATTATACCATAGCTGATTTGATTAGTGATTTTATCGTGATTTTTTTCGCTAGAAATTCCACCTTGACATAAAGGTAGGGTTGAGATATTTTGCATATATAACTCTCTTTTTATTATTAAAGAAAAGTAAGAATTGTCAGCTCTGATAAACTCAAAATTCTTACTACTATTTAAGGTTTCAAAACGTCTTAAGTTTGCATCTTAGGACGTTTTTTTATGCCTTATGATGTGAGTATAGAGGGGGAAGAGGATATTGTCAACTATATAATTCGATTTTTTTTATGTTTTTTTTAGATTTTGACTTATTTTATATTCTTCTATTATTTCTTGCAACTTTGTCTTATTTGGGGAATAAACAAAAACCCTATTTTTTGTACGATCTACAAAACCACGCTCCATCAAGTGTTTTAAATGTACATTCGCAGCTTGCCTAGATATAATACTTGAATTTTTTATTGTATCAGCAGTAACACCTCCTTTAATATCAAAAGCAAGCATATATTTTAAAACACTTTTTTGTCCTTTAGACAAAAGCCCTGTAAAGCTTATGGCTTCTTTGCATATTTCTATATTTTTCATGATATCAAATTCTTTCATTATAAAAACAACATAAAACAATTGACTTTGTTTACAAAATAATTTAGTGCTTAAAAAGAGTATTTCAAGTTTTATGGAGAATTTATATGAATAATTAGAGATTTTTAAAATAGAATCCGAACAATTCTTATTACTGAGAGAGTTTTTTAAGGAAAAATACTCACAAAAACTCACAAACCGAACATTTGTGAGAGTATGATATTATTACCTAATAGTCAAGTGTTTTTCTTTAAAGATTACAAATTATTAATAATTTTTAGAGAATATGGCAAAACAACAAGAGCAAAAATTAACCTTTACAGAATCGTACCAAGACCAACTATGCAAACTGTATTCATTTAAGGAAGAGAAAGCCCGCTATCGTAAGAGTTATATTGAATGGGATAAGATAAAGAGAGCTAATAGAAAGATTAAGCCAATTCGTCAAAAATCTTTTTTCCTCAGTAGCCCCGCCAATAAATTACTTAGTGCAGTTATAGGTAAACTAAGACAAGGTGAACGAGTATTCCTAAACCACAAATATATTTCCACATTTACACTTGTTGAAAGAAGGCAGAATCAAAATATTATCAAGGAACTAGCAGATATTTTAGATATTAACTACCATAATTCTATTACTGTTGATGGTAAAAAATATCGTTACAGTTATGAGTTTAGTTATAAGCAACAAAACCTTGAAAACAATACTTGTGTAGCGAATTCGGTCGAGAGAAAAATTTCCCGACAAAACGACCCTCTCTATATATATAATAAAAATAAAGATATTGAATATATAGATCTGGAATCTAATTTTTTACAAAATTCTGAAAGTTCAATTTTTCCTAAAAAACCTACCAAGCTAAAAACTAGACCTGCTAACGAGCGGAAAAAACCGACTAACGCCGAGCGTAAGGCAAGAATTTACCGGTTTAACCAGTACCAAGAGCCTCAAGGATTAAAGCACCACTACCCACTAAACAAGGATGATAGTGCCAAGTTACAAAGCTTGTCAGGGCGAGACTTTAGCCTAAATGCGATGAATGAAATACTCCTCGATATGTCAAAGCGACGAGATAACAGGTTCTGCTCTAAAGCTCAATTTATGGCATATTTTGGTAAATGTCTGCGATTTGAGATGCGGGATGCCGTGGCGACCAGCAATTACAACTTCCGCATAAAAGCTAATATCCTTAAGGATGAAGTCCCAAAAAAACCTAAGATATTCAACGAGGCGGAGCTAAAAGCCTATGATCTAGAGAATAGAACCACCGATGGTTTTAAACCATTGACAGAGATATTTAGTAAACTACAAATTATTTAAAAAGTGCAATTAAAATAGCAAAATCAGTTACTAAAATACTTATAAAAAGTAATGTAATAATCCATTCTAAAAGATCAGATTTTAACTCTAAAATGGCTAATTTAAGATCATTTTTAGTTGCTAATTTATTATTTTCATCCATTCTTTTTCACTATCTCGGTAAAATCTGACCAGTCTTCTACCTTAAAAGCTCTAATATCCCGTACTGAATCAGAGAACCACTGAACATTAGATAGTTTATTAATTACCTTGTAAACAGTTGTAAGGTCGTTTTTTTCATTTTTTGAAAGATAAAGACTGCCCTGTGTTCCAATAAAGCCTAAATCTTCCATCATGGCTCTAATTTCATCATAAGCTTTATTATAAGGCTCGCCGTAATGTTCCTTTAACTTTGCTACTTCCATGTCGAATGATATTGCGTACATAATGTTTTACCATTTAATTCTCGTCTTGTGGATCGTATGTATCCTCTCCATACAACCTAGTAATTTTGTATAGATTTGGGTTATCGTGAATATAAGAAACCTGAACATCTACTATATAACCTAAATCTTGCCAGTTTTTATTAGGAAATTTTATATTAGATGACATAGCAAGTATTTGATCATTTTCATTATCAAAAATTACTTTTTTAGGTTTTTTATCAATTTCGGGAATTATAACTTTACCGCTATTACTATCATGTTTATCATTAAAATTAGCACTTGCCCAATACATTAAAACCTTAGAGTATTGTTTTGGTTGATCTTCCATTAAATCTCCTGATTTTTTATTTAAACCATTTTGTATTGCATTTGCCTTTGTAGAATCAATGGTAATTATATTATTGATGATAGTATTATTGTTCCCTTTAACATCTATTACTAAATTGCTTCCATAATCATTTGCGGTTGGATTTATTATATCTGATAACTCTATAAAATCCTTTTTAGTTAATATATATTTTGTTTCTTTTGCAGTACCTAAAAAAAAGTCATAACAACTTTTTAAATAAGAACTAAATTCTATAATAGAATTTGCTTGATTAATTGTTTCCATAACTACAGGAATTAATTCCGCATATATAGAACCGCTTTCTAATTTTGATATATATAGTTTTCTTTGGTTTTTATTATAATCAAAGGAATCACTTCTTTTTAAAAAAGTGTCATACTGATTACCTAAAGCATTTAAAGAAGCAGTAAGTTGATTTAATTCAACAGGTTGATTGTTATTTAGTTTTATAGTTAACTTCACTTCATTATCTATATCTGTCATATTACCCTAATTTAAACTATTTTTCCTCACCATAGCACTAAACTAAGGTTAGTTCTATTAAAGTTTTAGACGTTTAGTTGTTTAGTTAAATTAATTAAAGGTAGGAGCGCCTTTTTGCTTCGTAAGGAGTTTATATTTTTAAAAAAAACTATGCCGTGCATGTGGACTAATAGTTATTTTGTGAGTACAGTTGGTGGTGCGCCATTGAGTGTAGTTAAGCAATACATTGAGAATCAAAAACTTAGGTCACTGTGAGAAAGTCTTTTCAATTCAAATTGTTTAATAATCACAAAAAATACAAGAGATTGAACGAAGAGTTATATGTATTTTGTACAATATATAACCATTCTTTAGCTTTAATCAAAAGACATTATAAACTCTTTGGCAAAACCCCTAGTAAATACAATCTACAAAAACACCTTAAAAGACTAATGGATAGAGGTCTTAAACCAAAATGGCGATCTTTAGGCTATTCGCAAGCGATTCAAGATGTAACGGATAGGATATACAAAAGTTATCGAGCATTTTTTGCTTGGTGTAAAAAACGTTCTGGTGGCAAGAAATCTCCACCTAAGTTCAAAGCATTCAGAAAATATAGAAGCTTCACTTTAAAGCAAGCTGGCTGGAAGTTGGATCAAGAAAGAGGTGTAGTAACAATTGGAAATAATCAATATCGCTATAATAACAGTAGGAACATAGAAGGTGAGGTAAAAACAGTAACGATAAAACGGGATAATGTTGGTCATTGGCACGTTATATTATCATGCGATTTAGGAGAATCGTATAAGCCAGAGAAAGTTGCACCTATGACGGGTAAAAGCGCAGGGTTTGATTTTGGGTTATCATGTTTTCTAACTAGCAGTGAAAATGAACAAATAAAGTCACCAGAATTTTTAAAACGGTCTTTGGAACAATTAAAATCCAAAAGCAAGCAATTAGCAGCGAAGATTAAGGGTTCTAAAAATAGATGCAAAGCAAGAAAAGTAGTGGCAAAACTTCATCAAAGAATCAGTAATCAGCGACAAGATTTTCATTTTAAATTAGCCAATGATTTGATCCATAAATATGATCACCTATTTTTTGAAGACCTAAATCTGGACGCTATGAAAAGGCTGTGGGGAAGAAAGGTGAGCGATCTTGGTTTATACCAATTATTGCAAAGAATAGAGTTTAAAGCAGAAGAACACGGCAAGATTATAAGAAAGATAGATAGATTTTATCCGAGTTCTAAAACTTGCAGTAAATGCACTCGTATCAAAGAAGACTTAGCATTAAAAGACAGGCGATTTGAGTGCCAATGTGGGCATCAATTAGACCGAGATTTAAATGCTGCTATAAATATACTAACCGTAGGGGCATCTACGGCTGGACTAGACAGTGTAACTCGAGAGCTAGCTCTCGCTTCTGTTGCTTGAATCCTTAGAATCCCCTGCATTTATCCATGGGGAGTATGTCAAATATCCTACTAGCATTATATTTTGTAATTTTTCACCTGTTTAAATGACAACCTCATCAAAACCTAGTTTTTAAAAAGTTATATCACCTATTATATAACTTAATCATAGTATCGTAAACTACTTATTTAATAAGTGACAAATTGGATAAAACTTGTCTTTCAACTGTTT